TGCGTCGCGCAATTGCGGGCCGAAGAAGCAGCGTTTAGTGACGAATACGCCAAGGGCGAATTTGAAAAGCCCTACGCCGAACTCGCCCCCGAACAGCGCGTGGCCGTGGATAAGATTTCGTCTCAAGTACAAGACTGGATGTTGGCGAATCACAAATACGGTATCACTATTTCCGAAGCGTATTACCTGATGGATCGCGCCAAATTGGTTTCCAAAACGGCGTCGCGTGCGGCGAAAAAGGTTATCGACGACGCCACGCGCGGGGGAGTACGCACCATCGCCAGTAAGAGCGATTCCACTGTCAAAGACGGCGGCGGGGATATGTCCGAATGGACTGAGGCGCAGATGGAGGAGCATGTGATCGGGTTGGATGACAGCAAGTTCAAGGCATTCATGAAGGAAGCATCCCCCGAAGTGCGCAAGAAGTTCCCCGGATTGCCGTGGATATAGTGCTGCGACGTGATGATGTGATGAAGTGTCAGGACTGCCGGCAAGGAGAACGTCATGGCAGAATGGACTTTTGCAACAGGAAACGCGCTCACCCGCAAGGCGTGGCATAAAAAGTGGTGGATTGAGGCCAAGACTCAATCATACTTTTATGAGAACGGGTTGGTGGGCCGCAATTACGAGAACTCAATCATCGTCGAGCTGCCGGATTTAGAGGCCAAGCAAGGCGATAACATCACTTACGGCCAGATCCGCGAACTAAGCGGTTCCGGCGTACTCAACGACGCCACGATGGAGGGCAACGAGGAAGCCCCGACCACGTACGACGACGACGTAACGTTGTACATGCAACGCAACGCCATCGTCTCCGGCGGCCGCATGTCCATGCAGCGCCCGTCGGATGCCGGGTATCGCCAATGGGCGGTCGATCTGCTCAAACGCTGGCAGGCGGCGACGATGGACCAGGCGATTTTCACCGCCCTGGGAACCTCGTCCACCAAAGCGCTGTACGGTGGAGACGCCACCAGCACGGGCAGCATTGAAGCCGGGGACTTTTTCACCCTCTACATGATATCACGCGCGGTCGCCTATTCCCGCAAAGCCACACCCAAGATCGTCGGGCCTATGTTTAAGGGTAAAAAGACCGGCGGCATCGTGGTGATCGGCATCGATCAGGCGTTCGATCTCACTCAGCGCGACGGCCAGTGGTCAGATACCCGGATGCAGGCGTTGATGCGGGGAATGGACAATCCCGTTTTCACCGGCGCACTCGGGATGCACGAAAATTGCCCGATCCACTCCCACGAACGCTGCCCGATCAGCACCACCTGGGGTACCGGGGCGATAAACGGCGCCACCGGGTTCCACCTGGGCGTCGGCGCGGGTGTCATCGCCTACGGCCAGAAATGGATCTGGAATGAGAAAACCTTCGACTATGGCAACAAAGTCGGGTTTTGCGTCGGGTTCATGTGGGGCGTGAGCAAGTCAGTATTCAACAGTGCGGATAACGCGGTCGTAGAGTACCGCACCAACCGCACCAGCAACTAAATAGTAACCGCGTGCGCGGGGTAGCGGGGGCAAGGGTTGAGTTGGGACGCTCCCGGCCGACTTCAAACCTTCCGCCCCCGCCCGCGCCACTTGAAAGGGAGCGTTGACGAGAAATGGCAAACGATAAATCAAAAGCAGGCAAGGGATTGAAAGATCCGGTTGACGACGGTAATGAGGCGAAAGCAGCGGCCGATATGGCGCAGGAGATGGCGACGCTCGACCCTGAATCGCGCAGCACGGAGCAGGGCGGGATGTTGCTTGAGCCCGGCGAAGTCGGTGCTATCAAGGAACGGCGGACTTCCGCCCCCCACCCGTTCGACGGTTACCGGCTCGGGCGTAAAGTGATCGTCGGGGAAACTCAGATTTCCTCCACGTTCATCGTACTTCTCAGCCCTCTGGCCGAACCCGTGCCCGATCCGTCCAATGACGACAATGACGTGTATGTCGGGGGGGACGGTACGGGAACGCCGCGATCCGGCGGCAAGAGAAAAACCGTCAGGTTCCCGACATCGCACACCCGTGTCGTCACCAACCGCCACGGCAACCAGAACGAGCAGGTGGTGTTTGACAGGACGATGGTGTTGGCGGACGGCAGCGAGTACAAGTGCGCCATCGTGCGCGGCCACAGCCAGCGGGCGCAGATCGTTTTCACCTTCGATCCCGACCGCAACCGCGTCATGGTGGACAAACGCTACATGCTGGCCGACAAGCACCAAGCGCCCAATCTGCTCAAGCTGTTCGAAGCCATTTATTCGCAGCGCACCCATGCGGAAAAGGCGGCGCGCGACTTTGACGCCGCCCAGGAATCGACAGCCGCAGACAAGGAGTAAGCGGTCATGACCAATATCCTTCAGACCAATATCACGCCCAGGTCGCTCACGTTGGCACAGGAAGCGGATTTCTGGTACATGATACACAAGGCGCTGTGGACGATATGCGATAAGTTGGACGACGATACCGGCGTGCCTCTTGATACTTACGAGGCGAATTGCTACACCGCGCTCATCAATACGGTGATAGAAGACAGCGTCGGCAGCATCATCGGGTTGAAATCATCCGATCTTAACTTCCATCGCATCTCTCCACGCGGCATCACGGAAAACGCCCGGCTGCACATGATGTACAACTTCTTCAATGCGTGGGAAACGTTGTGCGAGCAACTCGACACCGACGTGTTGACGGACAGTACATACGAGGAGTTGTGCTACACCGCGCTGTTCCTCCAGACCGTTCGCGGCCCCACCGGCACTATTTTGGGTAACGGTACCCGGTACCAGTGGGGTCCGTCATGCCATAACCAGCAGCAGCTCGTGGAGTTGATGTATATGGTGTTCAACGCCATCGAGACACTCACCGAGCAGTTGGATGGGGATGGCACGGCCAACACTACGGATTACGAGGAGAAGGCATTCACGGACATCTGTGTGTTGAAGATCACCAATGGTGCGAACGCCACAGTGGGGAATTAGCGATGCCGGCCGCCTATGAGAAGTACCGCGACCAGTTGATTGCCAAGGGCACGCCCGTGAAGGAAGCCAAACGGCGGGCAGCGATCTGGTATAATACAACTTTCAAGAACCGGACCCCCGTTACCCGGAATTATGAGAAGATAAAGCGGGGAAGGAGACATACATGAAACACTTTAGAATCCCTTTACTGAGTTGGGCGCTGCTGCTGGCGGCGCTCGTTATGGCAGCATCCACCCCCGTCTATGCCGCCGACACGGTGGTGTGGTACGACGGAAGCATTTCCGGTACTCAAGTCAATCCGCAGATGACCACGGCGGTCAACTACATGGTAATCCGTCGCGTGGTCGTCGATCTATCCCTCCGGACCCTGGATGCCGGAGACGCGGATGTAGCGCAGGTAATCCCCATCCCGGCGGGCACGACCGTCGTTGCCGCTTGGCTCCGCGTGATCACCGCCGACGATGCCAACGCGACATGCGATTTGGGTTACGGCGGCAGTGTGAATGCCTGGGGCGATGCGCTCGCGCTGGATACGGCGGCGGGAGGCATTCTCGGGGCGACCCACGATTGGGTGCCCATTTACTTTGCCGCGGCCGACACCATCGACGTGGTGGCGACCACTGATACCGCCGATGTGGATTTGGATGGCGCTAAATTCGAAGTTGTCGCCGTCATGATCCAGTCCATCGATACTTATTAACGAAGTATAGCGCGTATGCGACGCGATGTATGAATGATCCGGGCGGAGTAAGGAGGATGAGGTTCCTACTGCGACGCCCGGATCAACACAACCTGACATGAGGGTCAAATCATGGCGAACTACCTCACCTTGGCGGACATCCGCACTGCGATAGAGCGAAATTCGAAGCAATTCACCGGCAAAAAGGGTGATATGCTCGATCACCTGATCAACATGGTGTATTTGACCGAGATTATGATGGTCGATTCCCTGCGCCCGCTGTTTTGGCTCCTCCAACAAGACATGACCCGCAAATCAGTGCCTCCAGCATCAATAACCGCCGTCAGCGGGGCCAATCCGGGCGTCATTACGGCGGCAGCACACGGATTTACTACCGGCGACATAATTCATTTGTACGGTATCGGAGGTATGACGGAACTGAATGGCATGATGGTGCAGGTCACCCGCGTCGATGCCAACAACTTTTCCATCGGCATTAACACGGTGAGCTACACGGCCTATACATCCGGTGGTACGGCTTACCATCGCGGTATAACCTTGACCACCGACTCTGCGGAAATGGTGAAATCAGCGGGGTGGAACGGCTATACCCCTCCGATGACACCCATTACCCCATTGGAAATGGAGCAGGATACGGCGTTCCATAATGAAGATAACACAGCCGGTCCACCGCAGCATTATCTATTCGGGAAAACATTGGTAGCGAGTGGGTCTGATGTTAATCAAATCATATGGTCCCCGGCTGCGGATGGGGAGTATGTTCTGCGTTATATCTACAGTCAGAAACTATCGCGATTGACGGATGATGGGCATGCGCCTCTGTTGCCCGCTCGCTTCCACGACGCCATCGTTGCCGGTGTGGTGGCGAGACTTACGGCGTCTCAAGAGCAGGTCGGAGTGGAGAAAGCAACCCTGTGGCCCGCAATCTACCAAGCCCATCTGAGCGCTATTAAACAATTCAATCAGGAGTATTGGACCAATGTGGAACAAGGCAAGCAAGTCCAACCGTATATGCTTTAGTCTCGGTATTATAGCGCTTCTGGCGCTGA